GAATATAAAACTAGATTAGTAGTAATAGAATCAAAACTTACAACTTCATTAGTTGTTTCAATTTCAGCAACAACAGAAGTTGAAAAATTAGTTGTACTTGCAATAGGAATGTAATCTTGTGAAGCAGTAATAGCTTCTGAAAGTGTACTATCAACACTCATTAAGGTAGACCTAGTTGCTTGGGTATTTTTTGAAAATCCCATGAAACCTCCTAACTTAATCCAGAACCAGAATACTTATCAGAAAATAATGTATAACCAGCTACGTTAGTTTTAGTTTTACAAAAAACGCCCGCCGGAAATAAAATGCCTCCCGCAAAATAAAGACTAGAAAGCTGTGTAGTAGGTATATCAAGATATAATTTTACATCTCCACTATTTGAAGTAGTTGTTAGTTCTAAAATTCCTGCTCCTCCACCATCAGATGCAACTGAAATTGAATAAATTCTAACAGGTGGTGCTATAATCGCAGATGCGCCTGCAGCTGCTGCAGATCGAGTAGCTTGAATATTTAATTGACTCATACTTTTCTCCTTAGTCGTGAGCTCCCGAAGGAGCTCACATTAATTATTTATCTACTAACTCCAAGCAAAAGTGCCCGCAGTAGCTGTTGTATATTTAGCTAAATCGTGAGCAAATTGCCAAGTACCGTTTTCATTACAGGTAAAATACAAGTAACAACCTAGCGTGAGTATGTTAGTCGCTGCATTGACAGGTGTATACGTTAGTGTCGTTTCAGTTGCTGCAGACGTATCCATAGTTGACGCAGCACCAGCAGTAGATTGAACCTTTGAACCAGTTCTAAAAACATCACTACCTGCACACACAAACGAAAGTGTAGCAAGTGATGCGTTCGCTACGTCCAGTGTTTGAAAATGCACTACTTTAGTTCCTGCTGTCGCTGCCGGTAATGTTACCACTTGAGCAGCAGCCCCTGTATAGTTGTTGATCGTAATTACATTAGCCGTATAAGTTAATGTACCTGATGTTGCTACTGCAGTAGCAGTTAGACTCGTAAGATCTGGTTTTAGTCCCAGAGTTCTTGCAGTGTAAACTCCTGTGGTAGCAGCTTTATTGACCTGTTGAAATCCTTTTTCGGATCTAACCGGACCGTTAAACGTTGTGTTTGCCATAATATTCCTCCTAATTTATATGATGTAGTCTTTAGGCCGTCGACTATACTCGTCTACATCAAATTAATAATGTATAGTAATTTATTTATACGCTAAATTTTAATACAGCGCAAGGTATCCTTAGGATAAATGAATGATTTTTGATAGCGCTTAAGTGGCTATCGAAACTTGAGCCTTGGATTCATCTACTTTATTAAGGCGAGTAGATTCTTCGAACTCTTAGGCAATGATTTCTTTAATAATCTCCTGAATTTTTTTGTCAATATAGGACATGTTGATATTATACTTGCCCTCCTTCAGGTGCTCCTGTTGCCATTCTAACTCCAAGGACCGTTTCGTAGTGTATAGGTCTTCGGTCATTACTAACCTCCTCATAGGTTATTCTACGGGGAGTGTCTCTAAACATTCCCGTTGATTCCCACTTTATACTCTTATCTCCTAATTTGTCAAGGATAGATTGTTCAATAGATTCAGGATTATCCTCCGCTAAAACTTCAAATTTAGCGTGATAGTCATAAGCCCATATCTGTACTAGGAATTTTCTAATCTTTCTTACCTTTATTTGCAAAATGTGGCGGAACTATGTCCCGCCACAAATTTATTTTAGATTACGCACCCTCAACACCGAAGATACCTCTATAGTCAGACACTCCAAATGAGTATCTTTCTCTAGCTTTGTATCTAACGTTGCCAGTATCGAAATCACCTTCCATAGCAGTTTTTAAAGCTGCTCTTTGGAACATTTTCATACCGTTAGGGACATCCGTAACAATATACCAACTGTCTGTATCAGTTAAGAAATTGTTCACTCTATAACCTTGAGGAACCATTCCCATTGATACTACAGCGTTGATATCATTATCAGCTGTACCAGTTCTGCCTTGAGATTTCATCAATCTTTCAGCATTGAACTGATTAGCAGAAGGGATAATCATTTTAATCCCTCTAGCTGCTACTCTTAACCCACGTTCATCAGTCATTCCAGCAATGTCAATTAGACCTTGCTCTAATGATGTTTCGTTTAAGTCTGCTTGCGTAGTTAAAGTATTTTTAACTGCTGTTCCACTAATTGTTGTGTGATTAGTTGAAAACAGAGAAACGCCGTCACCCGCCTTGAACGAAGCTATCGAAGATAGACCATTGTTCAAAGGTGTTACAGCTTTTACTTGTTTCGCATTAGACATAGATCTTGCTAAAGCTTTTGTATATCTAGAAGCAATTCTATCGTAAAGATTATCTTCGATAGCTTCTTCTGTGATTGCAAATGCTAAAGCAATTGTGTCATGAGTGTAACGTGCAGTGTAGGTTTCTTGAGCATTATCAAATGCTACGCCTTGACCTTCTGCTTTTGTTTGTGCGTTAGCGAATCCAGATAACATAACTTCCTCTTCGAAAGCTCTGTCACTTGACTCGGTTGTATAAATCTCAGCATGCTGATTTTCATACCTCTTGTATTCCAGGCCGAATAGTGCATTCAATCCTGGCTCTAGTTCTTTAACTAGCTGTGTTCTTGATATTGCCATAATTTATCTCCTATTCAGACTTAAGCGCCAGTACTATCAATGTACTCGTTTAAGTTTTGGATTACAACGACGGTACAATAAGCTGCTGTTAGATCGCTATTTTCTGGATCTTCCGCGCTTCTAATCAATCTCCATGTATTGTTAGTTGCGTGAGTGTCACCAATGTCAATTGTAGTGCTTGATCTTCCAGTTGTTGTGTTTCCACCTGTGTTCACATCAAATGTGTCAAGGTAGATAGCATGTGCACCGACAATAGTAGTTGCTACTTCTGCATCGGTTGCAACATTGTACAACTGCCAAGGATAGTCATTTACAAACGCTTTAGTATCTTCGCTGTTCGCTGGTGTGATTGTTGCATCATACCAACTTGCAAACGTAGGTTTTAACGTAGTTGCTGCGTTGTAAAATATTCCTTGTAAAACACCTACTGACGTTCCAGTTGCTGAATCTTCACCAGTTACAATGTATCCGGCAGTAACACGTACTCCCATACCATTAAACTTATTGGCAGTGTCTCCAGCAACTATAAAGTATTCAGATAATCCCTGAGTAGATGGGGTATTCCCCAACGTACCAGCTGGAATAAATCCGAAACCTGCGCTATTTCTATTAGCCATAGTTGTCTCCTTATGTTCACAGTTTTACCTGTGAACGGTTAATTAAATTCAGTGATAGGGAATTGTTAAAAAATTAACTTTTCTTTGTACCACCGAAGGTTACACGAGATTGCCTATTAACATCAATAGGCATACTCTTATGCTGTTCCTTCATGAGATCGTGTTCTACGGCTTCGTCCTGACCTTTAGCCAATTTTTGGTAATAGTCAGTTCTTTGCTTCGCGAGCTCTTCTGGTATCCTTGCCAGCAAAAGGCCGCCAACTCCGATCACCCCCTTGTATTTACCGTCTTGGACTGTTGGGTAATCAGTTTCTGGATATTGATCAGCTCTAACTAATTCGTATCCCGATCTTATTTTACCTGACATGTTTTTCGTATCATCGAAACCCATGCTTTCAGCCCTGATCCATCTATGATGATATCCATCTGGTGCAGGGGGTGCATCTAAAGATGATGGTGGAGTCCAAACTTGTTTTCTTACTTCTTTAACTCTAGTTTGACTCGCACGGGAAGCTTTTATTGTATCTTTTTGCATATGCTTATATCTCCTTCGTGATTATTTTTAATTGTTTTGCATAATCTTCTAATGGCACTCCTAATTTTTTAGCAATTGCTACCTGAGATGAAGTGAGTCTCACAGTTTGGCGACCAGGTTTAACACTTCGCGTTGCTGATGCAACTGTTTGTGTCGGTTTAGTCGTTCCTTCCGATAGTTCTTTTCTACCAAATTTATGTGGGAAGTCAAGTCTCATTCGCTTATCTATCTCAGAATAATATTCGTTAGAATGTGTGTCGAATCCTTCTTGTTTAGTTAACTTCTCATGTAAGTCAAATGCTGTATAAGTCATAGCATTATCTTTACCAAACCATTCATTTCTATCAGCCCATTCTTCTGCTTTTGGATCAGTAGGTGGTGCTTGAATTGCTTGGTTTAAAGATGGAGTTCTTACTTCCGTTTCTTTAGTCTCAGAAAGTTTATTTTTAAGAGTATTAACTCTTACTTCTTCCATTCCAAGTCTACCAATCTCTTTTTGTGCGTCAACTTCAGCATCTATATCACCTGCTTCTCTAGCTTTCACAAGCTGTGCTTTAGCAGCCGCTAGACCTGAAGTAACTCTGTTCTGAACCGCATTTACATAACTCGGCTCTAATTTAGAAACTTTTGTTTTCAATTGAGAAAGTTCTACTTGACCACCTCTAGCATATTCTAAAGCAGCTTCTTTTTGTCTTTCTGCTTCACGCCATTTTTTAGTTAGCTTTGCAATTCTTTTTTGAACGCCTTCGCTGTATTGTTCTAATTCTTCTTTTGGTTCTTCTTTTTTAATTTCTGTCTTAGATTCTTCTGTCTTAGGTTCTTCTTCTTTTTGTTCTTCAAGTTTTGTTTCACGTTCATTTTCATAAGTTTTATCTTGTTCGTTAGTAGTTTTTTCTTTTACTTCTTCTACTTCTTTTACTTTTTCTTCCTCTAATTCAACCTCTGCACCGGGACCCGATGTATCGATGTCAACTAGATCTTGTTTATCATCTTCTGGCATAGTTATCTCCTTCTATGTTATACATTATGCAATACTGATTCAGGATCTTTTATAGTTCCTAAAACTTCGTCGTCGTTTAATAAACGGACTTCTCCGCCGTCAATTGGTAAACGTGAACCTGCATATTTTGCAAAAATCACCCAATCTCCTTTTTTACACCAAGGACCTGTAGGAAATTTTTCTTTATCATAATATGCTAAAGGTCCAACTTTTAAAACATAACCACAGTTTGTAGCTATCCTTAATTTCTCTAATGATTCTTGTGCAATAATAATTCCACCTTTAGTTTTCTCTTTCGGTGTGAAAGGTAAAACTAAAAGTCTCCAGCCGCTAGGTTCGGGTAGCTGGTCTTTTACGTTTTGTATGTTGTCTGGATTCAAAGGTTCTTTTTCACCTTTGGCTTCATCTAGGTATTTATCAGAAAGCGCATTCCTATGTTTTGGAATTTCCTTTTCCGATGTCGATAACGTTTCCTTGCTCATCTTTTTGCTCCTTATCTTTTAGCAGGTTAGAGATTTCCTGTAGTATAAATTGATATGTTCTTGCTTGTCCTAACATATACTGATATTTTTCCATATTGTCAACACCACCACTAATCATGGCATCTCCAACTCTTTGTAAATTGTCTCTCATCATTTTTTGTAGTTTTGA